GTTAAAGCGTGCGTATGGAGCAAAACCCGGTGACGGCAGCGGTCATGTTGATTGCTGCCTTCTAGCTATGGAAGTCCACAAACGCCTGGGCTACCACGACTACGCACCAGAATTGGCCTGGATCTTCGAGAAGTACAGCGACGAGACGTGGCCCCGCCGCATTATTCCCCGGTGGTTACTACAAAACAGCACTCGGTTGTCGGGACCGGAACCTCATGCTGTGGTGCTGCTACGCGGTGCAACCGGCGGCGCAATGGGTACAGTGATGGATGACGGCACTGTTTTGTATATCAGTGAGGCACTTGGCGTTGTCCGTACCCCGCTACCCGGCAATTTCGGACACTACTTTCGGATGAACAAATGAACCGCCGCCTGCTGCCATACGAGCACCAATTAATCCGTGAGCTGGGGATCACAGAGGCCGAATATTTTGAATTTATTGCGTACCAACAACACGCAGTCGATAGTAAAGACGGCACTATTTTTGACGTAGAAAATCTTGAAGTGTTAGCTGCTATTCTCGCCGTAGTCGGGGTGATTTTCTCGACGGTATCCTTATTACTGGCTCCGCGCCCCCAAGCACCAACACTTACACGCCCTGGCGCATCCACCCAAAGCCGCGACCAAGTATTTGCTCCACGTTTCGGCTTCAACGCTTTCCAAGAGGTTGCCAAGTACGGTGATCCAATCCACCTGATTTACGGGAGCACCGCTGACAACCCCAACGGCGGCGTCCGCGTCAAGACCTCCTTGCTGTGGTCGGCTGTATTGAGCATGGGCTCCAGCCAATACATGCAGCTGCTGACGATGATTGGCGCCAGCGAATTAGAGGAGATTGATTTTACGCGGACAGCAATCGACCAACTACCTGTCCGCACCATCTCCTCGTCGGTCTGGCAGTTTTATCGGGCCAACGGCGGCCGGATGATTTACGACAACAAAGAAGACATCTACCTGACCTATAAGCGCACCGGCAGTATCGCCTCAGGCTCTCCCACCATCAGCAACATAGTTACGACCGGCATGAGCAACGGCGACTCAATTACAAGCAGCAATTTTCCGGCTGGAACAACCGTTCAAAGCACTACCTCTAACACCGTAACGTGCAGCGCCAACGCCATCACAACAAAAAACAACGCCGAAATCACGTTTGAGAGTTTGATGCAGCAACAACTGCGGTATGAACCGCTCCGCAAAATGCTGCCACGCTCCAAGGCCAACACCATGGTGCGCTATCCATATGACATTGTTGTCAACCCATCCGCCGACTACCTGGAAAGTGCTGTTGCCTTTGGTTTTAGCCAGGCATACTCACCAGTCAATAACAAAGCGTTCGGTGTCGTCGAACCAGTTCCTCTAAATACGTTTGTTTACATCCGCAACTCCAACGGAACTTCTATCAGCGGCGACCTTGGTGTCTATCTTGTACCGGACGGAAACGGCTCATCGCTAGATGCTTACTGGCCGAGTCAAGCTGGGGCTACTCCACTTAAATTTCCCAAGAACTTTATTTGCCGCTTAAAGATCACGAAAAAATCAGAAATCTACCCTGATGGCTCAAAAACCAGCCAAAACATTTGGAAGCCGCTAGAGGCAGCAACTAACTTCCGCCAAGCCTACGCACAAAACATTGACGTTTCCAGTACCTGGAAAATCGGCACGGCAATCTTCAAAACATTGGAGATTACCGGCGATGACACGCTGGAGACAGATGATATGTACGTCCGTATCCAATGCATCCGCGAGGGCTTTTCTCCCACCGCTCCCAACGCATTGCAACAGCGTGCCATCTATGGCGCCGACGTTCGTAACGATTTAACTAAGGACCTGGAGCAGGCTCAAAAAGAACGGCGTGAAGCTGTGTCGCAACGCGCCAACTCTCCAAAACCGGTCAATACAGATAACCGCAACGATAAAAAAAACACTGACGCCATGATGCAGTGGTTCAAATTCAACGATGAAGTAATAGCGCGTAATGAACAAATAAAAGACATCCGCGAGCAACTCAATAAATTTCTCAGTGACTTTGACAAAGAACAAAACCGGGCGTATTACACCAAGTGTTTAGCCAAGATCGAACAGGCCGCCTATGAGACCATCAGTTACCCAGACGTCATTGAGTTTGCCCTTCGAGTAAAGGCATTTAGGCGCATGTCTGGGCGTGCCGCTAAGTATGGCGGCGGGCCCGTCGCCCAGGCTGGTTTTGACGAGCTGCAGAACGGCGTTAAGCACAGATCCACGATGTTCAAGCTGTACTACAAGCGAGACATCGGCAGCGATGCTGACTACAAACAATTTCCTGGTATTTTTGCCGTTCGCCGTTCTGCCACAAATGAAAACTACGTGTCGTTCAAGTTGCGCTTACCGCAAGGCACCAAGGAACCTTACGTAAGCGGGACCGACCGTGTGCAGTGGAGCTTCCGCATTGAACCCGTCGTTGACGTCACAGCAGAGTGCCGCATGGATTCGGCGGCAAGCAGTGACAACCTAAATTCCACCAAGATTTACTACCTCGAAAACTCTGGCACGTACCAGCGCCGCACTTTGTACGACGTTCATAAAAAAATGGACATGCACCTGTACTGGGTGGGCGAGGGCAAAAACACGGATAAAGGGTACTTGCCTTACAACGACAGCCCCAACGGCACTAACGAGTGGGACCTGTTCAACCTGGCTACCGACAGCAACACCGAATTTAGTTTTGAAGCCGGCCCGGAGTTTACGATCACGGCCGTTACTGAGCAACGCATTGACTTTGACGTCCCGGACGACAGCTACGGCAATGCCTTCCCGTACTACAAGAACATAGCTTTACTCGGATTTAATGCGTACTCGGGCCGAAGCCTGCAAGAACTGCGTGCTATTTCGGTTTACGTGACCAAAGCAAAAAAAGTCAAACGCCTTAACACTGATGGCTCGTACTCGGGGGTAGTTGCGGCCACCGCCTACGCCCCCGAGATTTTTCTGGACACAGTTACCGACAAGGTAAACGGCATTGGCCGCTATACCCGCCTTGAAGCCGTAGATCTTCCCGCACTTGGCGAGGCCACAGCATTTTGCCGTCAAAACCAGTTGTACTTCGACGGGATCATTGCCGAACCCCGTAACTGGCGAGAGTTTTGGACCGAAGTTGCCCCAATGAGTCTGCTGGAGCTGGCTCGGATTGACGGCCGCGAAACGCTGATCCCCTCGGTCCCTTACAACGCCACCACCAGAAAGATTGACCCGACCGCCTTTTCAGTGACCTGCATGTTTACAGCGGGCAACATCCTGGAGGACAGCTACAAGGAAGAGTTTCTGGACTACGGCACTCAGACCAAGGACATCATTGCCGAAATCATTTACCGCGACACCCAAACCGAGGAGGGCTTCCCGCGCAACCGCTCACTCACCTTGAAGCGGAAGGACGCCAACGAGGCCGACTCCATCCGCCAAACCTTCGATCTCTCCAGCTACGTCACCACCGAAAAGCAGGCCATCCTGTTTGGCAAGTTGCTGACCAACCTGCGTACCCACGTCCGCAAAGCCGTTGAGTTTCGCACCTTTCCTACGGAGGCCCCAGTAAAACCGGGCGACCTGGTGTATGTCGACACCGGCCACACCACCTGGGACACAGTATTTACGGGCTCAATCAACTCTGACGGCTCGCTCAACCTGCCATTAATCAGCAAGATCAAAACTGGGGACTACAAGATTTTGCTGTACAAACCCAGCAACAGCGTTCGCGCCCCCATGACCGTCCGAGTCGATAAAAACGGCGCCGAGGTCAACCCGTACAACATTCCTGGACAACCCAACACGCCTAACACCAACGACAACCTATCGAAGTACGCAGGCGAACTGTTCGTACTCGGCTTGGCCAACACAACCAAGCGCGTGTTCCGCATCACCGACGTCTCCATCGGCGAAGAAGCCGAAATCACCCTTAAAGCACTGGAATACCCCGTGGCCAACAACAAGGCACTAATCGCAGAGGGTATGACCACCACCGACTGGAACGATTACCATGAGTGGAGCTAACGCGGCACCAAGGGATCTGTAGCCATGGCTGAGTACTACTACGGACGCATGGGCAGCCTGGTGTGGATGGACGGCAACACTGAGCGCACCATCGCCCGCGTCACCGACTGGAGCGTCGAAACCACAGTGGATGTGGTGGAAGCTCAAGCGATGGATATGAACAGCAAACGTCGTTTTCCCATTGCCAACAGCAGCAGCGGATCCTGTACCGCACTGTATTACCGCACTCAAAAAGAGAATGAAATTTTTAATCTTGTAACGACGGCAATGAAAACTAAAAGCGGCACTGTGAGTGAAGCTGATCGACTGACACTAAGATTAAAAACTGACAGCGCTGCAAGTCAAGATGTTTTAGAGTGCAGAGTGTATGTAACTACCGCCAGTGTTCGGTGCGCCACCAGCGAAATGACGACTGTTGCCTTGTCGTTTACTGTTGATGAAATGGAGAACGTTTTCGATAGAAGCGCATAATGGCCACCTATTACTACGGCAGAAACGGCTACATTGCGAAACGAATGAACGTCGGCGGCCAAAACGTCGAGGTAGAAATTAGCCGTGTCATGGACTGGAGCATTGAAGCCTCTGTCGACATGGTGGAAACAACCACTTTTGAATCAGACGCGGCCACATATGTACCAGGAAAACAGACAGCTACCGGCAGTTGTTCAATTCTTTACTATCGCGACGCCACCGCAATATCAACAAGTCATAAATTTGCCGACTTTTCACAGCTTTTAGACGGTATTTTTAAGACCACAAACTCTTCGACGCAGGATCGTTTTCTACTCACTCTGGGATTTAGAGACGACCCCAACAAAGACCGCATTCGTGCCTTTGTTTACGTGACTGGCGCCCAGATAACCTGCAGCACAACGGAAATGGCGCAAGCGCAACTACAGTTCACCGTAGACGGCCACTTCCTCAACGTCTTTGATAAGACTGTCTAACCATGCCATACATTCTAGGCGGCAACGGTTTTATCAAGTTCAAGCGGGGCTCCAGCGTCAATCCGCTGCCCGCAACTGTCGACAAAGCAGATGTCAACACAATTTTGAATCGCGTGGGCGTCAACATTGAAACTGACGACCTCATTACGGGCGACCGCATCAATTTTGAAACAAAAGACCCCGAGGGCCTTTTATTTTTACCAG